CTATATGTACGTAACGATGGTAATGTTGGTATTGGTACTGATAGCCCTGCTGAAAAGCTCGATGTAGCAGGTACATTACGCCATCAAGGTCTCACTTTAAATGAAGGCACAACGCCTAATGTAGACGAAATTAAAACCTTTGGCTTGTTTCTTACTGTTACTACTTCTTGGAGTGACACTGGTATAAGTGGTAATGACCTTTCATCAGGAACATATATAATGCATGTATTTACATATTCTACGACTACTCCTAACGGTGGAGGTACTACGAGCGGTAATTTAGAACAATATGATATGACGTATAGTGCAACAATTGCTTGGTGGTCTGGTTCATGTACTGATAATAGATATACTGAAATTGTATTACATAGCAGTGGAAGGTCGACTGGTAGTGGCAACGTTATTTATCTTAGAACATTTAGAGATAGTGTAAGTAATTCATTGAAACTCCAAATACGTTCATCTATAATTAACGGTGTTACACCAGATGGCACTATTCCAAACTTTACCTTCAAATTCCGCCGTATGATATAAATTTAAAATATTTTCTATCTTAGAGTTAAATGAACATTGAAAGCATAGTTTATAAAAGATTTGTTGATCTTGTTGGTGCAATAGCCTATTTTCCAAATGAAACACCACCAATTGGTTGGTTGGTGTGTGACGGTTCGTCTTTGAATATTAATGACTATCAAGATCTTTATACATGTATTGGAAATACTTATAATGGTTCTAGTCAGGCATCTGGTACATTTAGTATACCAGATTTACGAGGTGAATTTATACGATGTTTAGATAATGGACGTGGAATAGATAGTGGAAGAACTCTTCAAAACGATTACCAACAAGAACGTATCAAAACTCATAAACATTGGATATCGTATGCTCCACAAGATGACCACAATCAAAGTGGTACAACAGGTAATAGTCAAAGATTTGGTCTTGTAGCTGATGAACGTGCTGGGTATTATTCGGCTGATGATAGAAATTATGCTTATGGTATTTTTACACGTGATGACCCTGGTTATAATATAAATAATGAAGTAATACCTTACAATCTAGCTCTTTTGGTGTGCATAAAATATTAAATCTTTATTTTTTAATGTTTTTTTATTATAAATGAACATTAGTGAATTAAACACAGTACGTTTATATGATACTGTTGGAACTATAATGTATTTTGGGACCGAGACTGTTCCATATGGCTGGCTTGAATGTAATGGTTTTACACTTTATGTATCTGATTATCCTGAACTCTATGCATATATAGGAAATAAGTTTGGTGGAACTAGTAATTCAACATTTAAAATACCTGATTTACGTCAAAGATTTATACGTGGCTTTGATAAAGGACGTGGACTTGACCCCAATAGATCTATGGGTTATGTGTCTATTTCTGGTATGTTTATTATTGACGGTGTAGCATTCAATGGTTATAATGGTCAGGAATTTCAAGAACAAATGCTAAACCAACATAGACATTGGGTATCTGGTACAGTATTAGGTAATAGAGATTATAGTAATACGGGAGGTACATATGAAGAATATGGTGTGATTGCCGATGCTGGAGGCTCTAGCACGACAGATCGTAATTCTAGTGTTGGTAGAAATGTACGTGACACTGGAACAGCTGGAAATTATGGTACAAAACCAAGAAATTTAGTTTTGATGGCATGCATAAAGTATTAAATTGTTTTTTCTTTTTTCTTTTTTATTATTAAATGAACATTAGTGAAATAAGCAGTGGTGTACAAGTAAATGTAATGGTAGGTACAGTGGTTTACTTTGCAAGAACATCAGCGCCTATTGGATGGCTTGAATGTAATGGTGCTTCTTTAAACCGAGAAGATTATAACTATCTTTATAGTGTTGTTGGTACACGTTATGGATCCGTTGACTCAAATAGTTTTAATTTACCTGACTTACGTGGTGAATTTATACGGTGTTGGTCACATGGTATTGGTGAAGATTATAGTCGTTCTATCGATAGTAATTTTCAGTTAGATACATTTGAAAACCACGTACATTGGATGTCTGGTGCACCCATTGATGATCGTAATTTTAGCGGAAGTGGTAATACTAATTACCAAACACATGGTCTTGTCTCCGATGCAAGTAGTTATAGTATAATGGATCATTACAGTGGTGCTGGAAGAAATACGCGCGTTGATCCAGATCATTCTAGTCGTGGAGGAGTAGATGAAACACGACCACGAAATATTGTGTTATTAGCATGCATAAAGTATTAAATAAGTTACTTTTTTCTTTTTCTATTTTAAATGAACATAAGTACAATAGATGCAACTAGTTTAATAGATATATTAACTGGTTTAATATTATTTTTTCCCAAATCTAGTCCTCCAATAGGATGGATTGAATGTAATGGTGCTGCTTTAAATAGAGATGACTATCCAGATTTATATAATAGCGTGGGGTTAACATATACGTCTGGTGATGATGGAGCTACATTTAATGTTCCTGACTTACGTGGTGAATTTATACGGTGTTGGGACAATGGTCGTGGTGTTGATAAGTACCCTACTTATACATACGGTGGCTCTACAACAGAGTCAAATAGACAATTTGATTCGAATGTTCAGAGTTATGCAACAAAAACAATAATTGGTTCTATGTATAAAATATCAGAAACATTTGCTAATTATGGTTCTGCTAATGGACCTATGTGGAGATCTGGTGGTTATTATGCTGGGAATACTCCAAATCACGTTGATAGTAGTGGTACCGGGTCTTTTGAATTTAATTCATCACGAGTATCAAATTCTAGTCTTGGAGAAACAAGACCAAGAAATATTGCTTTATTAGCGTGTATAAAATACTGAAAGCATTATTTTATTTTCTTTTTCACTATTAAATGAACATTAGTGAAATAGTTGTTAAAAACATAGATGTAATGATTGGAACAGTTGCTTATTTTGCTTGTTCTAGTCCTCCAATCGGTTGGCTTGAATGTAACGGTGCAGTATTAAATAGATCTGATTATATTGAATTATTTTCAGAAATAGGAACTACATATGGATACACAAATAGTGATAATTTTATTCTTCCTGACTTACGTGGTGAATTTATACGGTGTTGGGACAATGGTCGTGGTGTTGATAAATACCCTACTTATACATACGGTGGTTCTACAACAGAGTCAAATAGACAATTTGATTCGAATGTTCAGAGTTATGCAACAAAAACAATATCTGGTAGTGTCGCTTATGTATCAGAAACTTGGGCTTATAATGGATCTGCATATGGTGTGTTTAGAAAACCACAATACGGTGGATATGGACAAGGATTGACACCAAGTAGTACCGACGATAGTGCTGGTGGGGCAGTTTATTTTGATTCATCAAGAGTTATTAATAGTAGTCTGGGAGAAACAAGACCACGAAACGTAGTTTTAATAGCATGTATAAAGTATTAAAGCGATTATTTATTTTCTTATGGTATGTAAATGAAAGTAAGTGAAATAAAAACAAATCAAATAAATTTAATAGTTGGTACTGTTGCATATTTTGGTCGTTCTAGCGTACCAAAAGGTTGGTTAGAATGTAACGGTGCTTCTTTAATTAGAAATGATTTTATAGATTTGTTTAACATAATAGGTACTACATATGGTTCTGTTGATGCTAATAGTTTTAATTTACCTGACTTACGTGGTGAATTTATACGGTGTTGGGACAATGGTCGTGGTGTTGATAAATACCCTACTTATACATACGGTGGTTCTACAACAGAGTCAAATAGACAATTTAATTCGAATGTTCAGAGTTATGCAACAAAAACATTAACTGGTCAAATGTATAAAATTTCAGAAACTTGGGCATATGGAGGTGGTGGTGGTTCTGGTCCATTTTGGAAACCACATTACGGTGGATGGAATTCATGGAATACGCCAAATGGTAGTGATGGAAGTAATAGTGGTATATTATATTTCGATTCATCAAAAGTATCAAGTAGTAGTCTTGGTGAAACCCGTCCACGTAATATTGCTTTATTACTATGTATAAAGTATTAACAATTAAATGTTTAAAACAGGACAATTTACTGATGTTTCATCAAGTACGTGATAATATAAATTTATTTCTTTTAATTGTGGGTTACTATTGGAAGGTAAGTCTCTTAGTTGTTGCATATAATCTTTTACAATTTCTGGAACTTCCGTGTTAGTAGAAACAGCTCGTATTACATACCAATCTACTTCTGCCAACATTCTGTCTCGCTTATTTCGTAGTAATTGTACTGGATCAGGTTTTACATAATTCTTTTTAAATTCTTCTTCTGCTTTTTCCTCTTCAGTTAATGGTTTTGGTGGTTTATCTATAATTAACCAGTTATTACCATCGTATTTTGCTACTTTTGAAGGATTAGTTATTACTGGTGGTTCTTTTAATGTAGACTGTGCGGGTATTAAGTAGTTGTTTGGTCGTCTTGGATTTTCATGTGCTACTGTAATACCAATAAAAATACCAGTTTCTCTGTCATATGAATATGCTTGCATCTTTTATAACTTTATAATTTATTTTTTAATATATTTGTATATTATAAAAATGGAAACATATAATTTATACATGGGGTTTAATAATTGTGCACCAGTTAATTTTAAAAATTTGAAACACCTAGACACCAAAAGACAGTATTCAATGTCTGTTGAAGACTATAATATTATATATAAACCATTAAATACTCGTGTTGGTAATGAACATATACCACGTTCTGGAAATATTTAATTTAAAAATTGATTGTTATTTTTTAAATTTTAAAATGATTAAAGTGTATCCAAAAAAATTTAAAAAAGTTAACAGAAATAATAATTATGTAGTTAACAGAGAAAATATATGCAATTTAAATTTGATAAATATTACCGAAAACATTATGGATGGACAAATCGGTCTTAATGGTTGTATTCATGAACTAACTTGGCAAGATCTTGATAACAATACAAAAGAAAGAAAGCTTATACAGTATTGCAATAAAGTTAAAATCACAGATTGTCTTGACAACGAAGAATATGAAAGTTTAAAAAATATTTTGTTGTTTCAAGAAAAAAAGTTTGATGTTTTATACGATTCAAATTTAAGAACTATTAATAATATTTTAAATATTAAAAAATCCGAAAAAAAATTTTATTTTGAAACAACAAAAAAAATTTTTAATTATTTAAAATAATTATTTTTATAATCGTATAAATTTGTTGTACCCATGGAACGATTACAAGTTTGGCATATCGGTAATAAGTTTTCAATGTGGTTTGATCCTCCCTTTGCTACTGCCACTATGTGTCCTGCTTCAAAACTATTTATGTGGATTAAATCTGTACATACTTTACAATTACCAACAGCTGCGTATTCACCAAAATGATTTTTCCACAGTTTTTTTCTTATTCCAGAAGGTATATTTGTTCGTTGTTGTTTTTTTTCTTCTTTCATATAAATTGTAAAATCTGGTACTAGTCCAATGTAACAATTAAATTTTTCGCATTTTTTCCAACGTTCTGGATTTTTTACTTTGTATTCGTTTGTACTTTTTAAATTTTTTATTTTTTCATTTGCATTATTTAATTGTAACTTTAATTGTTCGTAAGTAATATTCTTATTAGGTTCAATGGAACTTGTAAAACTTGTAAAACTTGTAAAACTTGTAAGAGAATTTAAAAAATTATTTTCATTTATGTTTGGTTTTTGTGGTTTAGAAGATCTACTAATCATTCCTTTTAAACCACCGTATTCTGTTAACTTTTCGTTCCATAATTTTTGAATTACTTCCATATTATTTTGCGGTTTTGGATGTTCGTTTTCTTCACCATGTATCCATTTTTTTACTTCATCATTTTGTTCCCATTGTGTATTGGAACGTTTAAATGATTCCATTACTTGTTCATCGCTATTACAATATTCGTATAATACAAGTACTTTAATAGCATTATTATGTTTTTTACATATTTCTTTGTATACCTCTATGCGATGTTGTCCATCTATAATATATTTCTTTTTATCTGTTGTAAGAGCTATGTGAGGTAAACTAGAAGAATATTTTATATTTTTAGTAGTATTTATACTGTTAATCATTTCTTCTTTTATTTCTTTTATGTGTTGTCTGTTTATAAAGCGTTGTCCTTTCCATAAACTATAATTATCTGTTGTTAGTTCTTTTATGGTCATTAGTGAATATTGAAAATTGCCATTTTCATACTGTATTATACCCGGTACGTTTGCAAAAGTTATATTCATTTTTATTATATTGTTTGTTTTTTAAAACAATATGGCATTTAAAATTATAGTATTAAATTAAAATGTACTTAATTGAATTTATTTATTCATTAACACGTATTTCTACGTTTGGATTATTTGTTTTTATGGTTACCAAAATTATTTGCAATAAAAAATTTGATAATTATTTTGATGAAAGCTTTAGTAGTGATGATGACGAAAGTGACTTTGTATTAATTGGAGAAAAACATAAAAAATGTATGACAGAGCTTTTGGAAAATACTAATACACAGCAATAGCATTATTTCTTATTTTTATTGTTTTGTCTGCAATAT